CATTCCGGGCAATCATTCAGGAATGCATAAGGAACCGTTGGACGATCAAACCGGCCTTTAAGTGGAAGTGTGACAAATGTGGCAAGACGTATGACCACACCCCGAATGAGAATCAGTTGAAGGAAGGAGAAAAACCGAAGTGCGAGGCTAATGGGTGTGGTGCAGAATTAAGACAACCATCCGAAGATCAGGCTAGGATTCTAGAACGTCTTCTCAAGAGACCGAATGGGGACTACCATTTCGATGACTTTGTTAAGTCATCTATATTCTACGACTTGTCCTTAGACGATTGGTACTGGGGCATGTCCTTCAGGCGTGTTCCAAAGACTGAAGGCGGCAAGGTAGTCGTTCAGGAGAAGAAGGTAGTCTACGAGAAGGTCCCTAAAGAAATCTTTGTCGAGGATGCAAGGTTCATCTTCCCAGTGGCAGACGAATTTGGACACCTAGGCGGTTACGAATGGTTCTGTTCTGAATGTTATGATAAACAGCCTGGGGATCAACCGGTAGTTGCTATCAGACAAGACATGAGTCTGGCAGACCGACAAAAGGCTATAATCTGTCCTCTCTGCGGGGAAGTAATGGAACAGACGGCTTACGTTCAGGAAATAGGCGGAATGGTGACGGCAAGGTTTACTAAGAACGAACTCATTCATGGGTCCAGTTCCAGAGTAGCACCTGCCCTCTTTGGGAATTCTAAGATCGTAAGCGTATGGAAGCTAGTTCAAACGGTCTTAGCCATGGACGACTATAATTGGGAAGTCTACAGCACCGGAAAGGTTGGAAGCATCATTGGCTTTCCGGGAGAGGACCAGTTAGAAGTCGACGAGAAGAAGAAGGCCATAGAAGAGGAAATCAAGGCCCTTGACGCTAAAGACATTCAGAGTGGAAGGTACAAGTCTTCTAAGAAGATAAGGACTCTAATGCTTGGTCTCAAGAAGGACCAGCAACCGATCAGGATTCCTATCATGGAAGACATGAAGGCGATGCAGTCGATCGAATTCTACAGGCTCTACATGGAAGCAATTGCCGGAATATACGGGGTTACACCTGAATTCGTGAGCACGACGGACGTGGCCGGAGGAGGGATAAAACTCAAGATTGACGTCCAGAACAGGACGACTCAGGAGCATCAGGCTGGATTTGCAGATCTATTTAACGACGACCTACTCCCCAAGTTCGGGATAACCGACTGGTTGTTCATCTTCAATCCGATAGAAGGAAGGGACCAATTAAGGGACTCTCAGACCGAACACACTAAGGCTGCTACCGCCATGACTTGGGCTCAGGCTGGGTTCGATGTAAGTCTAGGACCCGGAAGAGAATTGATCGTCACCGGAAGAGCGAATATACCTAAGGTTCAAGAACCTTCTAGGGCGGGTGAAGCACCTCGTTCCATGGAAGGCAAACCTGAATTCTGGCAGGGTGGAGAACCAACCCGTACAAGCGGGGAAAGACTAGAACTTCGTAAGCCAACCGAATATGCCGTCAGACTTCCAATCTCTTGGTACTCGATGAGCCAGATCAGGATCTTCGATAGAGTCTATGCCCTCAACAATGACAAGGATGAAGTCTATGTAATGATGAACATGCATGAAGTCGCTGAGACTAGGACTTCAGCAGTTAACCTCAACTATGCCGTGGCTAATCTGCTTGACGTCGCCTTGGACTACGTGGAAGAGAAATTAGAGGGGAAGAAAGGTTTCAATAGAAAGGACTTCAAGGCTGGGAAGAAGAAGATAGTCCTAGGATTCCGAAGAGCATTCGAACCGGAAATATTGATTGAACTTTCGACCTACTTGGACAATATCGGTCAAGAGAGTTTAGCCGAGAAATTTGACAACTTGAGAATGAGGTTTGAACAGGTCAGGCCCAAGACCCTAGAGGTCCCTGAAGAACCTATGTCCTCAACCGCATCTGGGGAAATGTTGGAAGCTATAGAACCAAGTCCACCGGGGCTTGAGCAGAAAAGTCTAGTTCAGGCACGGGCACCATTCGGGGTTGTGATGGTAGAGGAAACACTATTTAAGGCGTTCAAACTGATAATCAAATGGGCGCAGGAAGAAGTCGGCAAAGGGGAGAACAAGGAGAAGGTCATACACGAGGCCCTCATTAAGGCGAAGGGGACACTGGACTCATCTTACGAGGAACTAATCAAGCGGGCGATTGAACATTCCCAGAGAAGGACGAGGAAGACGGCGGTTCTATCACCGGAGGAACTGAGGAGAATCAATGCTTACAAGGAGAATAGCCTAAATGATTTCGATAGGATCCTAAGGGATTCTCTAAAGGAGACGAAGAAGAATGACGGAGAAAGCACTGAGTAAATGGGCCATTCGTGCTCATGACGGCACCGAGTATAGGAAGGTTGCTGTTTCAAGTTCAGGGGTGTTAAGTACAAGATGAGTGAGAAAGCGTTACCGGCAAGAAGTATTTACGGTTGGGACGGTACCAACTGGGTAAAGGTCAAAGTAGATGCAGATGGAAAAGTCTATATCACTAATACGGATTTGACTACACTTCTTTCAGAAATTCAAAATGCAACTTACGGATTGGAAGCCCTGAAGGATGCTATTGACGCTATTTCGTTAGGGTCAGGTGCTTCAGCCGAAGAAGTTTGGGAATATGTTGCTCGAACTCTTACTTCTGTACCGAGTGGTTCGGCACTTGAAGCCACTTTGACCGCAATAAAGGGAACAGGCTGGACAAACGAGACCTTGAAAGTAATAAAAGACGCGATTGATGTCATTGACGACTATGTGGATTCTGAAGTCGCTGCTATTAAGGCGAAAACTGATCTTCTATTTTCTGGAATAGCAACTGAGGCTAAACAAGACACCATCATCGCCAAAACAGGGAATTTACCTTCAGATCCCGCAGACGAATCCGCTGTAGAAGCAGCCATAACCGCCGCTCATTCTGCTACCGAGACAAAGATTGAGAGGAAAGTAACCCACATGGATTTCTGGGCGGATAATACGGCACAGGTCATTTTGACGACAGTAGCAACTGCCGACTATGCTCTGTCCGCTTTAACCGTGGCCGGAATACCTGCTGGAGCAACTTTAGTTCGTGTTGTTGCCCTGCTTAAGATAGCGGTTATTCGGGACACAAGCACCGCCAACAATGCTGTGAATGGAGCAACCGCCCTAAAAGTTGATGCCGATGTTGCTTATGGTTCATTGGTCACGGCTATAGATATTGCAGACAATTCATGGGCTGTCCTAGTGGCGAATGGTGCAGACCGGGGCGGGGACATTATGATTGGAGACAATGATGTCAAGACCGAAATAACCGGGAATGGGACTTTTTACGCCCGGTTAGAGAACATAGCCTGTGACGGGAACAATCTCAGCCTTGAAGACGTTGCTTGGGGAGTAAGGATCTATTTCTATTGAAGGTCTTTAAGGGTGTATAAAGACATTCAGAAAAAGCGTTTCAATCAGGTTAAGCATCAGCGGATACTTCGGATAGAATTTAGAAAGAAAATAGATGATTATTTTGGAGAAACCTGTTGGAATTGTGGTCGTCTTAGGAAGGAAAAACAAGATACTTTCAAGCACGAAATTAATTGTTTAAGACATAAACCAACAACGCCCTGGTTTTATTTCAAATACCGAGAGCAATTCGTACAGCTTTGCTATCGTTGTCATAATGCCTTTCACGCTTTGGCTGGGTTTGGTTATGGAATTGAAGAAATTCTTCTCGTTTTTAAATGGGAGGAATTTAGACAATGACTTGGATGACCGGCTGGGGCTATCGTAAAAGTCACGTTATTACGGCAAGTGTTGGAGCTGGAACCAACTATCAGACCTGCATCAAGGTCTATAAGACTACGGGAGTAGACGGAACCGAGACTGCCAATGGAATACTCATGGGTAAAGTTTACGTTGGTTCCAATTGCCGAGACGACTTTGGCGACATTAGATTTACGGATGATGACGGAAACACTTTGCTTGACTGTTGGATGGAGACTTTATCAAGTGGAGTATATGCCGTCTTCTGGGTTGAAGTGAAGGATACTCTTGAATCTAATGCAACCATCTATGTCTATTATGGCAAAGCAGACGCTACTTATCCTTACTTGGCAACTGATACGGCTCAAGGAGAAGCGACATTCCTATTCTTCGACCACTTCCCCAATACTGCCATTGATACCAATAAATGGGCTGGCAATACGGCTGATGCTACCGTTGGAAGTAGCATTATGACTCAAGCCAAGAATGGCGGTTCATATATCTATGCGAAGACGACTTATGGTCCAGCGGTTAGATACAGAGCTTATGGGCGATTCACCTCAATAGGCGGGGAATTCCGTATGGGATTTGATAATGGGGACAATACCAACGATGTATCCATCCAATACCATATCAGTTATTCTGGGTTCAGAAGGGTAAGCATTAAGGCTGGAGCGGCTACGGTTGCTGAAATGGCTACGGCAAGAGAAGGCAGCTATCATATATTCCAAGCATTCTTCATTAGCACTTCTTCTTGCAAGTACCAGATAGACAATAATACGGTAGAAGAGAATACCACGAACATTCCAATAGTGGCTGTTCCACCAGCTTCCGTGGCAAGCAGTGGAAACAACTCAATTAGTATTGATTGGGTATTCGTGTCCAAATTCGTTGCTATTGAACCAGCTCATTCGACTTGGGGAACAGAAGAAAGTCCCGTAGCAAAAAGGAGTGGATCTATCGTCCTCTTAATGGAGGAAATGATGCTTGTCTGAAGGGAATTTCTGGACGAGCGACGAGGGGATACTCCTTCGCCTAGAGGATCTGGCTGGGGACTTCACCTTTAAGACTTACAATGGTGCTTTACTCGGGAATTTCAAAGAGGCGGGGTTTGAGAAACTCGTCTGGGTCGGGGTGGAGGATGACAAGATCTGTGAGGATTGTCTAGACCACGTCGGACGGGTTTATAGGTCCCACGGATTTCTACCCAAGATGCCGAGGCATATAAAATGTAGATGCCTGTGGGACATCTTTATGGAATTAGAGTAATGGAGGAAAAGAAAGAATGACGGAAGTAAGGGATTTAACCTATTCGAAGACTCAGAGGAAATCTAAACTGAAAGAGATCGTTAGACCAGACGGCACTAAGCATCAAGTGCCACAGGAATATTGGAGGGCAACAGTCCTAAGAGACCCAATGGGAGCAACGGCACAATTAGCTGCTCGGAACAAGGATCCTGACCTTGAGAAGATTAGGATAATGGACATACCCATCAAATCTTTCGTCGAGGCGCCGATCATAGATCTGGAGAAGCCAAATGAACCGATTCAACCGCCCATCATTTCTAGACCGTTGATTTCAAATCTCAGTCAGGACACGGCAAAGCGATTAGGATTTAGGTCTGAGCAAGAAGGTAAAACGAAGAAGAAGTGAGAAAATGAGGTTGGATCCGAATAGCGTGATTAAGCGGCCTAGATTTTTGACTTCAACTCGAAGACCCGGGTATGATATAGACTTTCATCCTCGCGCTTTTGACAAACCTCTCGCATGTCGGGTTGGAAGACATCCTACTCTAAGAAGGATCATTGGTCCCGGTGGCATACCCCATCTCTATTGCCCCAAATGTGGTTCAAGCATTGGGGAAGGTCTGCATACCGGAACGTGGAGCAAAGACGACATAGACCGTTTGACGAAGATCAAGCAGGGATTATATTCGGCTCAGAAACCTAGGACGAAGAAAGAGATAATGAGGGAAGCTTGGGAGAAGCACCAAGCATCGGGAAGTCAACGTAAGGAACGAATGGAAGCTTCGATTGAGAGGTTTGTAAAAGAGCGAATGCTCGATGAATGACTTTTCTTCTAAGCCTATTAAGTTTCTTTATTTTGAAATAGCTAGGCTTAGAACCCTCTACGATTCTAAACCAGAAATACGTGAGGCCATAATAGAACGGTATGGACAGGTAGTGAAGGAACTTGATGGCAGAGGAGCTAAATGGTTCTGGGCGCCTCATCTAATAGACCAATTCATTGACATCAAGAAGGCCTTTATTAAACCCAACAAGCCGGCATGGAGGATCTTTACTCCAGAAGAAGTCTTTGACATTTCCGGATTTGAACTTCCTGTTCTGGTTGATATCAAGATAGATGGGATGAGGCTTCAGATCCATAACGATGCTGGGGTACAAATCTATTCTGAAGATGAGGGCCTGAACAAGACTCATAAATTCAAGGAACCTCTAGAGGACATTAAGAAACTGCCGGAAGGAACGATCCTAGACGCCGAAGGGGTTCTAGTCGCTGATGGACAGGTTCTTCATAGGACTAGTTTCATTGGTTACGTTAACGGGAAGGGGTTTGATGAGGAGAAGGACAAGCAGACCGAATTTTGGGTCTTTGACGTCCTCAGATGGGGAAATAAGGATCTTACCGATGAGCCATTATCAGTCCGATTATCCTACCTAAAGAAGGTTCCGGAATGCAAGCACCTGAAGGTGTTCAAGGCCGGGGAAGAGGCTTTCATCTGTAAGACTAGAGAAGAGGTTC